CGCATGGCTGCTGCTGATGCCATCATGTCAGGCAAGGACATCCAGGACGGCCTGGATCGCCAATGGGAAATCCGCGTCAAGATGATGGCCCACTGGTCAACCAGGCTGGATGAGCTGCGCGACAAAGACACCACCAGCAATGTGGTGCAGCTCAGGCAGGTGGCGTGATGAAAATATTATTCGGCCTGTGGGGTTTTCTTGGCTTCTTTGTCTGTGGCTTTGCAACCCTGGCCTATTCAACACCGCTCACCGTGGTGCCTTGCATTCTGCTGCTGTGGATCGGCGGCATGGTCATGCTGGCCTCGGCCTATATGGTTGACCGCATGCAGTAACAATTGACTGCTGCACAGAAAGTGAAACCCCGGCCTCAGCGCCGGGGTTTTTTCTTGAGCAGATGGCGCAGATATGAGGCTGCTGGCCCCGGCACCTGGCGATCACCCTTGCGCCAGCGCACCACTGCCGAGCGGTCCACATCCAGCAATTCTGCTGCTGCAGTCAGGCTCAACTTGAGGTGCTTCATCGCTGCCTTGAACTCGGCCGCGTTCATTGGGTGCCTGGTCATGCAGGGATTAGTACCTGCTTATAGGTGCCATTGACAGCAGGTGCCATTGGCACCTATATCATTTTCAGGAGGTCGGTACTGCCACAAACCGGCACCCCAGCGCGGTGAGGTCATGTCCCCTATTTTGACCTTGCCGCGCTTTTTTTGGGTGGCTTTGGAGACAGCAAAAATGAAGAAAGTTGCAATCGCCTTCGCGGCTCTGTTTACGATGGTCTATGTCACCCAGGCCTGGGCAGGCTGCCCGATGGGCACACGCTACACCTGTGTGCAAGGCTTCAACGGCAAGGTCGTCTGTAGCTGCTCATAACGTGAAACCTAGCCTGCGCAAATGGCTGCATGAAGTCGCAACCAAAAGCGTGCCGGTATCGCTGGCGCTGCTGCTCATGTTGCTTCTTATTTTAATAATGGTGTCATTTGCTCCGCGCTGCGACGCTAACGCTCCAGAATTGCGCATAGGCCATGTGTTGTTAGCGGGCTGTGCAAAATAAAAAAGGCCCGCCCAGGTTTCCCTGGGCGGGCCAAGTTGTTTCCTTCACCAATAGTACGATGCCCGCTCAACAGGCGCGGGCCACCTACTATCCGGCAGCCGAGGGTGGCACCACCGGACAATTCATTTAAGCCGCCATGGTCTGCTGCACACCACCCAGCACGTTGGCGATGGCATCACAGATGGCATCCAGCTGGCTTTCATACACCGCAGCATCAGCTGAGCTGTCAACAAAGCACACCTCAATCAAGATGGCCGGGCCTGTCGTCTGGTTCAAAAAATACAGGTCCGTGCGTTTCTTCGCGCCGCGATTGATGAAGCCGCAGGAAGCAATTGCGCCGGCGACATGGCCAGCCAGGGTGCTTTGCGTGACATAGAGGCATTCGGTGCCCATCGGCGCGGTGGTTTCCACATAGGCATTGAAATGCACCGACACATCCAGGTCGCGCGTCTGCGCATTGTGATAGTCAACGATGGTGTGCAGGTTTTCATTCTGGCTGTGGCTGGTGTCATCGTGAAATGTTTTCACATCGACACCTCTGTCACGCAGCTTGTCGGCTACGCGCTCCACCACATCGCGCGCCTCATCCACTTCATCCAGGATGCCGGTTGCACCGCGGACAAATTTGCCGTGACCGGATGAAATGACAATCTGTTCATAGGTGACTGTGACGGTGCCGCGATTGGTGAATGGAAATTCGACAATGACTTCGTCATCGGTCGTAATGCCGAGGGCATCCATGGCACCAGGGCTGATGTCGGCGACGCGCCCTGTATCCTCATGCGGCCCCCAATCGGCCGGATAAAGCTTGAGTGAACGCCCTGTCTTGGGTGCATGCACCAGGGCCATTTCCTCGAGCAGCATTGACTTGGGATATTCGTCATACGGCCAGCGGCAGGCAATATAAAAGGTTTCGGGGTTCAACCGCCGCGCCAGGCCGGTCGTGCCTTCCGGCTGATAGGACAAAAACAAATCTGGTGCCTGGTCAACATCACTGATGAAGGCCAGGCCTTCATCCGGTGCCACGCCATCATCGCCAGGGCCGCCGAACCAGCTCACCGGGCCGCGAAGATTGAGCATCATTGTGTTTCCTCTAGCAACTGGCCGGGCTCCATTTCAGCGCATCGGCGCGCGCCCGCTGATAATGAACAATCGCTGCCTGTATTCCAGCAGAGGCGCGACCAGGCTGGTCGCGCGGGTCTTTTATCCAGCTAAGAAACAGCGCCTTCATGTGATCGTGCAGCGCATCATCAACCGCCGACAGCACCAATTTACGAATGTTGACGCGATCTTCATCAGTGACACACACTGGCTTCACCGGTTGCGCATCGCTTTGTGAATAGATCATGCTGCCAACTGCCAGCATCATCACAACGGCAAAGCCAATTAGTTTTATTGTGTTTGTCCGGCTCATCCGCCTTCCAGCACTTCAAGCCGGGCTCTTAATTCCTTCACCGCATTGATCAGCGCGAAGATCAGCGGGCCGGTATCAAGGTCGCGCATGTCGGTGACCTCAACACCGTCGATATAGGCGGCGCGTTGCGTCACCATTTCGGGAAAGATCGCCTCGACTTCCTGCGCGATCAGGCCGTGGAATGTTTTGCCGCTGATCGCCGCCGCATGGTGCGGACTGTTCGGATAGGGAACAGTGACCGGCTCATCTGCCGGGTTGGTTTCCGGCGCGCTGCCTGGTGCCCTGACATTGGCGGGCGGCTCTGGCGTGTCATTGCCCTTGAACGTGTAGGTGACGGGACGCAATTGCGCAACGGCGTCGAGGCCGCTCGTATAATCACCCTCAACAGTCTTGATGCGCGCATCCGAGCTATCGGCCCATGCGCCGCCGCCGGGTTTATATCCTTGACCGGGAATGGTGATGTGGCCGGGAGGGGTCCACGTGCAGATGACGGTGGACGCGGCATAGAGCAGGTAAGCCCCTCCCTTGTTAAAGGCCAGCGACGTGCCTGTATCGAATTGCAGAACGCTTTGTCCGGCGGTTGACGTGAGGCTGGCATTCTGCCCGGTGACAAGAAAGCCGTTGGTGCTGCTGACCGCCGCGCCGGTGACCGTCAGGTTGCCGGTCATGGTGTCGCCAGCCTTGGCGACCCGCGAGGTGTCCGTTGGGTGAACGTGGTCCTCGCGCGCATATTTGGTCGCGGTGCCAACGACTGCGGGCGTGGCGTTGATCAACGGCAATGCGGCGGCCGGGGATACAGCACCAGCCGTTACAGCCGCGCTGACAAACGCGGTCGTCGCTATCGAGTTATCGCTATCGCCCGGTGATGGCGTCGGTGCTTTTGGGTCGCCGGTGAAGGTTGGCGAGGCGAGCGACGCGCGCGACGTATCGCTTGGGTGGATATGATCTTGCCGGGCAAACAATAGCGACGTGCCGACCGCCGCCGTGCCGTCCATGAGCGGCGGCACCGTCGCAGGTGCACCAGCTCCATCTGCGCCCGCCGGGCCTTGCGGACCAGTTGGGCCGGTCGGCCCTGCCGGTCCCGTTGCGCCCGCCGATCCCGGCGGGCCCGGTACCATACTGTCCGCGCCCGGTGTCCCCGGATCGCCTTGATTACCTTTCGGTCCCTGTGGGCCTGCCGGTCCCGTTAGCCCCGTTGGCCCTGTCGATCCCGGTGGTCCGTTCGGTCCCGCCGGTCCCGTTGGCCCTGTCAATCCGGTGGTGCCTCTCGGCCCTTGCGGCCCCGGTGGTCCAGGATCGCCTTGCGGACCTTGCGCACCCGGTAATCCCTGCGGCCCTGGCGGGCCGCCAGGTGCACCGGGCGGTCCCGGTGGCCCCTGTTCACCGGTGATGATGGTTTCCACATCATCAGGTGACAGCACCACTACCGGCGGCTGCGGATCAGCAATGCTCACATCATGTGATGTTGAGACTTCGACACTGCTCATCGCGTCGGCCCTGCATTGTTGATCAGTGTGCCATTCCAGATTTTTGTCTTGAGGCCGCCCAGCGTCATAATATTGGAGTGGTCATAGCTGCCGAGGTCGAGGCGGGCCAGAGCATCCTGTTTAATCATCACCGTAAATAATCCGTTGGCCGGATCGGTCAGTACAATCTCGCCGGTATCGGTTGCGAGCCGCATCACTGCTTCGGCATCTTCGGCGTGGCGGCGCAGCATCATTTCCATTGATGCCCCAGTGATGTCGATGGGCGTCAATGATGACGACATGACATACTGAAACGTGCGGTAGAAATCCCAATCATTTTCAACAGTGATGTTGACGGTGGCCATGACTAGGGCAAGACGTTGGAGATTGCCGCAAACGCGGAATCGACCTGCGCGCGCGTGGTGATGCTGCCGCCAGTGATACTGGTGGCCGTGGTGTTCTCGCAGGTAAAGCAGGCCTGCACGAAGGTTGCCATCTGTTGCAGCACATGTGCCAACCCAGGCTCATCGAGTTGAATGAATGTCCCATCAGCCAATTTCCAATCGGTGATATGACCGGGATTTGCCACGGCATAATCATGCGCGCTGGCGACTGTGTTGCGCGATACTGGATCACTCAGGTATGGCTTGCCGCCGATAGTCACGCCGCCGCTTGCTTTGCGGAACCGCGCGTCGGCGGCATAATAGGTCAGGTCGGCGAACAGGCCATGCGGCGTAAGTGCATCCTGCAACGCAGCGGGCGTCTGGTTGCTGGCATTGTCACGCGGCCATGGTGTCGCGACATTGCCGTTGCCGGTCCACGCAACATAGTCTGGATCGGCATCATTCGTGATGAGTTGCTTGGCGCTGCCATAGACGCGTGCGTCGTCGGCCAGCCAGAAATTATTATAGACCGTCATCGTGTTTTCTCCCGCGCCTTAGCCGTACTGACCGCCGGATATCGTCGCCCCGGCGACCGTGCCGGGAAAATAGTTCACGCCAGCACCTTGCGTATTGACGACGCCGTTGAGCGAGCAATTGTATTTTTGCCCGTTGACGGCCCCGCCGAGGCTTTGCGATTGGTAAAAGCCTGAAATGACCGCGTTGCCTGTGGTTTGTGCCCAGACGCTAATATTTCTAGTTGCGACGGTGTAGAGAATTGGTTGGGCAATATGGACCAGCGAATTTTGCAC